GGTGGATACCTGAGAAAGTCACGCGGGTAGTCGATTCTTCACAGTGCAGAGCATGGGCAACGCAAGTCAGGTGACTGCCGAGTGTTCAGTCTGTGCAAAGCCATTTGTGCAGCGCAACACAATGCACCGGGTCTGTGGCCCGAGATGCGCGGCAAAGACGGTCAAGGCACAGCGCAAGGCAGAGAAAGCAGAGTTCGCCCGAAGGCAGGAAGCAGCAAAGCCCCGTAGCCAGTGGCTTAAAGAAGCCCAGGCAGCGTTTAACGCTTGGGTCAGGGCAAGGGACAAAGACTTACCCTGCATCAGTTGTGGCAGGCATCACCAGGGCCAGTGGCATGCAGGGCACTACTTATCAACAGGCGCTAGACCCGGAATGCAGCGTTTCGACCCTGCGAACTGCCATAAGCAGTGCTCCGCTTGTAATACGCATCTTCACGGTAATCTGGTGCTCTACAGGGCAGAACTCATCCGGCGAATCGGGATTGCAGAGGTCGAGCGTTTGGAGGGTCCGCAGCCAAATACAAAGTTGACGGTGGAGCAGTTGCGCGAAATCAGGGATAGATACAGAATTGAGTTTAAAACCTTACTCAATTCAAGGAATAGTCAGGAAACATACTAAAATGCAAAGTCTCACCACTTAAAAGGTTTCCGTGCCTGCGAAGTTCATTCCATCGGATGACCAAAGAATTGCAGTCAGAGTAATGGCTGCATGCGGTATTGCGCAGGACAATATCTGCCGTGCGGTAATCAACAAAGGCACCGGGCGAAAGATTGACCTAGTGACGCTGCGGAAAGAGTTTCGCAACGAACTTGATTCAGCGAGCGAAGTCTGCAATGGAATGGTGGCACAGTCCCTGTTCCAAAAAGCCACTGGTGATGGGTCGCAGTCGGTAACTGCGGCAATCTTCTGGCTCAAAGCTAGGGCCGGGTGGCGGGATCAACCGTCTGTAGCTCCTGACATTGACGAGCTAGAGCAGCAAGTCAGGGCCACCATTGCTAGGGCGCTGTCCGAAGATCATGGCAGCGATACAGCAGTCCACTAGCCCGTATGACGCCAGCGCTGCTAGGCTTTACCCGCTTCGATTCCACCAAGAGCAGCACCGGCTGAAAACCAGCAAGGCGCGGTTTCGCGTAGTACCTGCTGGGCGGAGAAGCGGGAAGACAGAGCTTGCCAAGCGCATGCTCGTTGTCGAGGCTATAAGGACAAAGGACGCTGACGCCAGGTTTTTCGCCGCAGCCCCTACCAGGGATCAGGCGAAAGCCATCTACTGGCACGACCTAAAGCAAATGGTCCCGAAGGTACTGATGCAGAATCAGCCTAGGGAAAGCGACCTATCTATCCGCCTGGTAAACGGCGCGGAAATCATCGTAGTGGGTATGGATCGCCCGGAACGTATCGAGGGCCGACCGTGGAATGGCGGGATTCTGGATGAATTCGCCAACATGAAACCTGGGGCGTGGCAGGAAAATGTCCGCCCTGCGCTATCCGACCGCAAAGGTTGGTGCTGGTTGATCGGAGTCCCTGAAGGGCGCAATCACTATTACGATTTGTGGAGATACGCTAGGGCGGGGAATGATCCAGATTGGGACGGGTTCACTTGGGTATCAGGTGACATTCTCGACAAAGAAGAAGTAGAAGCGGCGAAGCGCCAGCTTGACCCATTAGTTTTTGAGCAGGAATATGGCGCAAGCTTCGTCAACTTTGAAGGACGCGCATATTATCCGTTTCAGGATCATTTGCACTGTGCAAAACTGAGCTACAAACAGTATTCAGTTCTGAATCTGTGCTTCGACTTCAACGTAGAGCCTGGCGTTTGTGCAATCGTGCAGGAGCAAGTGCTACCAGGTCAATATGAGCGAGACGCAGACGGTTTGCAGATGCTCGATAAACCGATAACAGGAACAGGAGTTATCGGGGAAGTGCATATTCCAAGGAATTCAAATACTCCTGCCGTATGCCGAAAGATAATAGAGGATTGGGGAAACCATCCTTATTCCGTTCGGTGTTACGGTGACGCCACAGGAGGTTCTAGGGGAACCGCTAAGGTCATGGGCACGGATTGGGACTTGATCCGCGACGAGCTTAGGCCGGTGTTCGGTGACAGGTTATCGTTTCGGGTTAGTAGGTCGAATCCGGATGAACGGGCAAGAGTCAATGCGATGAATACCCGCATGCTGGCTGGAAATGGTGTAATCCGCATGATGATTGACCCTGCCAAGGCTCCTAACGTGGTCAAGGATTTGGAGGGTGTTCGGACGCTGAAGGGTGGAAGTGGCGAGATTGACAAGAAAGCCACCCCTTTACTGACACACATTAGCGACGCATTGGGTTATTATGTGGAAAAGGAATTCCCGGTGAAGAAACGCATTGCTACTGTCGCGCCCCTTGCGATCTGATATGGCAGACACAGCCGTAAACGAGCAGTCCGCAGCAGTTGAACTGATGATGCCTGATTGGCGTCTAGCCGCTGCGTTATTGGGTGGTACTCGGACGATGCGCGAGGCAGCAAACACTTACCTGCCGAAATTCGCTAACGAAACGACCGACGCATATACAAACAGACTCGGTGTTTCGGTTTTATTCCCTGCCTACGCGCGCACGATTCAAACACTGACAGGAAAGCCATTCTCCAAACCTATCACGCTAGGCGAGGATATTCCTACTCAAATCCTGCCAATGCTTGAGGATGTGGATTTGCAGGGCAGGAATCTGGATGCCTTCGCATCTTCTGTGTTCTACGATGCTTTGGGGTTCGGGATTGCCGGGATTCTGGTTGACTACCCCAGAGCATCGCCTGGTGTTCGGACGCTTGCAGACGAAAGAATGCTAGGGCTTCGACCATATTGGGTTCAAGTCAAGCCGCAGCAAATTCTCGGGTGGCGGGCCGCAAGGGAAGGAGGATCGTGGCAGTTGAAGCAACTTCGCCTGCATGAAATGGTCGAGGTTGAAGATGGCATGTTCGGCGTTGAAATGGTCGAACAGGTCAGAGTCTTAGAACCTGGGGTGTGGACAACCTACCGTTCCACTGGCGAGAAGGGTGCTTGGGAAATCTACGATCAGGGACTGACAACCCTCGATTACATCCCGTTTGTCCCTGTGTATGGTGGTCGCACTGCGTTCATGAACGCTAGACCTCCGCTGATCGAAGTCGCATACCTGAACGTCGCGCATTGGCAGTCAAGTAGCGACCAACAGAATATCCTGCACGTCGCCCGCGTTCCGATGTTGGCTATTTCAGGAGTGAACGACGACAAATTTACCCTTACTGTAGGGTCCAGTTCGGCAATCAAGCTGCCGGAAGGCGGGAAGCTGGAGTTTGTCGAGCACTCAGGGTCGGCGGTGGAAGCTGGATCGGCTGAACTGGTGGCTCTAGAGGAAAGAATGCGCCAAGCAGGCGCGGAGTTGATCGTTGTTCCGAAGTATGTAGCGACGGCAACGCAAATACTGACAGAAAACGCTGTTGGCATGAGCGTCTTACAGCGGATCACGCAGGACTACGAAGATGCGCTTGACCAGGCATTGCAGATAACTGCCGATTGGTTAGGTCTGCCGGACGGTGGACACGTTAGCCTGTTCAATGACTACGGTGCATCTACCTTGCAAGAGGCGAGCGCGCAACTCCTGTTGTCATCGAATCAAGCCGGCAAGATCAGCGACGAAACGCTATACAGTGAATACCAGCGGCGCGGGATTGTGTCTGCTGATCTCTCTTGGGAAGAAGAACAGGGGCGGATCGAATCGCAAGGCCCAGCACTTGGTGAGATGACATCTCCTAGCGTCCCGACTGTGATGCCGTCGAACACGAATCAAGAGCCTGCCGCGCAAGCAATGGACATGGAAGCGCTAGGCGATAAGTTGGCAGATGCGATTTCCAACATCACCTTTGCTGCTCCTAACATTACTGTAGAGTCGCCTGTGATTACGGTTAACGTGCCGACTCAGGAACCGCCTGTTGTCAACGTCTCCCCGGCTGATATCACGGTGAATCCGCCGAATGTGAACGTCACTGTTCAAAAGGGCGGAGAAATCAAGTTCACCGAAGATGACGAAGGCAAGATCACGGGGGCGACTGTTCAATGAGCAATGTTCCTCTGATTCACACGACAATGGGCAATGTGCCAATTGCTTCGCTGAAGCATGAGGTTGAATGGCGCTTGACGGATTCGATCATTCACTTCACAGAGCGATACAGGGCGGCGGACGGTTCCATTGTGCGCCAGGATTCACACGTTTACGCTTTCGGCGCTGAAGCGCTATCTGACGCCACTCAACCGGAGTAATACGAATGGCAATCACCACGGCAGTTTGCAATCAATTCAAAGCCGACGTGCTCGGTATGGCTGTCCACGCGGCAGGAAATACTTACAAGCTTGTTCTCATTAAGAGCGGGCACGGTGGCACCTACGGGGCTGGCACGATCTCTGTCGGTGCGACGGTGGACGGAACAGGCACCCCATCGACCACGCTGCTCGGAACGGACGCGATCAGCGCCAGCAACAGCACGATGGGCACCTACGGCGTGACCGGGTTCACGTTGTCGGGGTTCTCCGCAACTTTGCAAACCAGCACGGGATGTCTGGACTTCACCGCTCCGTCGGCGGCGACTGGCACCACGATTTCCGCGAGCGGTGCCCTGCTATACAACTCTACCCAGGCCACCGGCAAGACGCTAGCCGCATATGACTTCGGCGGAACTGTGGCGAGCACGGCTGGAAACTTCACGATCAGTGTCCCGTCGGTCGGAGCGTCCACGTCAATGATCCGCATTGCATAAGGTGAACAAAATGACACGATCCAGCATTCGCATTGCGTGGGCACTTGTGATTATCGGGTGTCTGATGTTTGCCTACGGTGTGGCAAATGCGCAAACCGTCACCGTCTACGCAGTAGCCGACGTGTCGGCGGGAGTGCAGACCTGTCGCACAGTCCTAAACAGCGCGGCTCCTGTGGATGTCACACCTGTCGTTGACAACGTGCGAGGCGTCGCAGCTTTCAACTTTCGCGTGTGCATGGTCAGCGTGATGGCGGCGACCGAAGGCGCCAACACGATCAAGATGACGCCTTATGACGCGATTTGGGGCGATGGCGCCAGTGTGTCGCTCCCTTTCACTCGACCGGCTGCAACGTCGGGTGGGGTAGGCTCTTTGCGTCTGTCCCGGTGATATGCGCCATGTAGCGGCACTGCTGCTGTTGGTCGGGTGCGCGTCGGCGTGGGCCTACCCGCCTACGCTTTTCGCTGACATCCCCGAGCCAGCAGCGACAGTGTGCCTCTACGAAAACACTACGGCGGGCCAAG